TATCTGCATCACCTCTTCTGCTACCACTACCACCGGGACCTGTACCTCTGTCAGCACCTACTTCTGCTGCTATTTGTCCAGCTCTGTTTGCAGCTGCAGTTGCAGCTGCAGCTGCAGCTGCTTCTTTTTGTTGTCTTTCTTCTTTTTTATTTTGATAGTCCTTAAGTTCTTTGTTTGCTCTATCTATTTTTTTCTGTTGAAAAGTTGTTTTCTTTTTATAGCTTTGCATTTTTTCAAGATATTTTTCTAACGCTGTTTCGTAGTCATTAGAACCAAAACCTGATATTACATTTTTACCTTCTAATACTGTACCTGGTCCATACTTTAAACCACCAGAATTTGGATCTCTACCAATCATTGCTTGACCTGTAAGATCATCAGTAAAGCCTAATGATTTATTAAATGGATCTTTATATGTTCCACTAATTTTTGTTCCATCCATTCCTTCTAAATAATTTAACTGACTTGCCATGTTTGGATTGTAATTTCCAGAAGAAGGATTAAATGGACTTTGCATTGAAGCAATTTTACTTATAAAACTTGGAAGTTTTTGTGCAAACTCAGATTGTTTTTGTAATCTATTTCCCAATTCACCTCTAACTTTTGGTGAACTAAATTTACCAAAAAAATCTTTAACACCTGTAATACCTTTTTGCATTGCAGAAGGTTCTTCAAAATATTTGCTTGGTGCTACATATCCTTTTTGTCCTGGTACGCTACTATCTTTAAAACCAAAATTAAATTTTTGGTCTGCTGGTAAAGAATTAAAATAATCTACATCACTACCCATAGGATCTAATCTTCCTTTACCTGTTAAAGCAAATGCAGGATTTATATTAGGATTATATGTAGGAGCGTTTGTTGCACCACTTGTATATGTTGGTTGTAGTGATTGTATTCCACCCCCACCACCTTGATTAATGTTTTGATTTATAATATTTGGAATTCCTGGATCTGGAGTTGGATCTGGAGTTGGATCTGGTGTAGGATCTGGAGTAGGTGTGTTACCTTGATAACCAAACAATGCTAAGTAATCATTTACATTTGGAAATTGGTTTTGTAATACTGAACTGTTGTTCCAAGTGTTTGTGTAATTTGAAAAATCGTATGGCATTAATAATAAGTTCTCTCTACTTGTGGCAATGGATCTTCTCGCTCATCTTCAGGGTGTCCTATAAATCCCCCTTGACGGAATCTCATTATTGCCTGGGTTGTACTGTCCACCAAATCATCATGATCACCATAAGGAAAAGATGCACATTCTTCTATAACTTCTTCAGCAAACTTTTCATCAGGTGCCCAAATTAATCCACTCTCAAAAAGAGGAGACACAGAGTTCACCCTAGCATGTTTGTCGTTTCCTTTACTAGGAGTGAAGTTTATAACAGGTATTCCCATTTTTCGCAACTCAAATGTTAAAGGCATTCCAGAAGCCTTGCCCTCAATGATAACAGTCTCTGGGTTCCAATACTTATATTGTTCCATAGCTTTCTTACGAAGTTCTGGAAATTCTAGTCGTTCCTTTAAAGCATCGAGTAAAATTAAATTAGCAGGAGAATCTTGATCTGGGTAAAATACACCCCAAGTAGTAATCGCAGAATAATCGGCAGATTCTTTTTTAAGGAAAGCAGTATCATAGCTTTGAATGATATGCTCTAAAGGAGGAATATAATCTTTCTCCCACACGTTCCACCATTCTCGTTTAATTAAACTACCTTCTTCACTGGTTGGATTTTGCATCCATTGTGCGTTCCACTTTCCAACAGATAGAGATGCTTTCACACTTTCTAGTTCTCCAAGTTTCCAATACTCTGGCCACACTGGTTTATTATTTGGAAGAATTGCAGGGAATTCTATAAGATCCCACTGATCTGATTTTAATCCTTTTTGTTGTTTGATCAACATGCCTGTTAAGTCTTTCATATTCCACCTCGTCATTACCAAGACAATTGCTCCACCAGGCTGCAACCTTTGTCTAGGACCAGAGGTGTACCATTCATAAGCACGTTCCATGCTCGACATATTGAGAGCATCTTGCTCTGAATGGGGATCATCTATTATAAGGAGATCGGCACCACGACCGGTGATCGCTGATCCGACACCCGCTGCATAATACTCTCCACCTTGTTCGGTTTCCCATTTACCAGCTGCTTGACTATCTTCTCTTAGTCTTGTGTCAAACACTTGTTTATATTCTTGAGCATCCATTAACGTTTTAGCCTTACGACCAAATCTTACTGCAAGTTCAGTAGTGTGGGTTGATTGTATAATTTTTAAATTAGGTCTACGTCCAATCATCCAAGCAGGAAGAAGGAACGATGCAAACTCTGACTTGGTATGTCTCGGTGGCATATTGATAATTAATCTTTTTAATTTACCTTGGGCTATAAGGTTAAATTTTTCTGCAATTTTTTTATGGTGTCTGCCTTCTATAAATTCTGGCCAGACATGTTTTACAAAAGAAAGAAAATCATCTTTCACTTTTGTTTTGGTTTTTTTTTCAGAAAGCTTTATTGCGTACTTAAGAAACTCTTTCTTAACATCAGGTGGTAATGTATTAATTAACTCTTCATCCATAATTTTTTTTAGAAAATTTTTACAGAATTTTTTTTACACTGTGTTTTTTTTCCATAATGAAAATACCCCAAACTTATGAGTAAATCAAACAATATATACTAATATATATAACATCTTTTAGCATTAGGGTATTTAAATATATATCTTTTATTTATACATTGTAATTGCTTTGGTACCTCTATTAATAATAATGTGCTACGCACTCTTAATCTCTAATAATAATAGTATGCCTTCGGCATACTCTAAAGGTGTCGAAAAAAAACCACAACCCACACGTGTACGTGGGTTGTGGCAAACGAATTGCGAAGCGTGGACGGTTGTTTATATTTGTTCTATCTCTATTTCTGTGCCTTTCAAAGTCGCCTTCTTAAATAATTTGTCATCAATATAAAAGTGATACGTCCTTGTTCCGTCATCATGTTTTTTATGTGTCACTCTAGTTTTTACAAACTCATGAGAGTTTGACGAAGATGTTCCAATTAATATTTGGTTTCTTCCATCTTCCTTTACACCATAAGACTTGCCACTCTTATAGATACAAGCCTCAATTTTATTCCATATTGGATATGCTTTCATTTTTATATTTCCTTTCTATTGATTACCATTTTTTGATTTGTTTAACTTGATTGTCAACTCTTCGTATGTTTGCTTCTTGCTCTTCTATTCTTTCCCTTCGTTCCTTTGCCCACTGATCGTGGGCTTTTATCTCTCGCTCTATTTTTAAAAGTTCGTCAAAGGTTTCATTACCACGCAACTTAACATCTAGATGTTTTTCTATAACTTTGTAGTTCATTTTCATTATATCTCTTCCTTTTTTGGTGTTGGTTGATACCCTAATTTTTTAATAAGGGTTATTACTCTAGGCGACAATGTCACCTTGTCCGAGATCAAGGCGAACAATTTCGCCTTGTCGCATATAGGGTAAATTAATTCATTACCATATACATTTTTTTTACTAACTATTATTTTCATTACTCGTCACCTTCCATCTCTTCGTAATTGTCTTTTAAGTTTTCTTTAAGATCAAAAATTTGATCTTGTAGTTTTATTCTCTCTTCTTCATCTTCTATAAGATCAAAAAACTTTCGACCACGATGGTCGTAAAATCTTTCTAGTTCATTAATTAAACTCATTAGATCTTGATATGTTCCTAAATGATTTTCATCATTTATGTTCGGCGTTTCTTTTTTTGTTTTTTCCATATTTCCTTTTGTTTATATTATTTAAATTATATAAATTCTTATATTTTCCCATGAGTATTGCAAGGCTTATTATTACTATAAGGCTTCTTATCCCTTATAGGGGCAAGGGGTTTATTAGTCGTAGTTTGTGAATAAAGGTTTAACTTTTTCTGTTGATGTTTTTTTGTGCTGCCATGAGCTGCAACTCAATACAATCTGAGGTTGTTTGGACCATTTTTATAATTTTATTTTTTTCTTTTTTCCATAATTAGGGAACAAGCGAACAAGCGAGACCAATTGTAAAATAAAAGCCTACAAGCGATCAACTGCCCTCGTTCCAAGATTAGAGAGGCGAGAAACGTGGATAGATTTTAAGATGGACGAGTGTTGATCAACACTCGTGTGATCAAGTCCCAATCATCTTTGCCAACGCATTGCGTTGCGTTGTGATCTTCAAATAATCCCATAACATTTTTACTCTCATAAAGTTTTATGGTGCGAGGCGATGCCACGCCGAGCAAGATGAAATTACGTTTAGGTCGTGTTAGATGGAATAGTTTTTGGTGTGGCGAGAAGAGAACTTTTTTCTGTTTTGGGTTCTTAATTAATTTTAACTCAACCATGAAAAATCCACATAGATCGTGGTATCCAAGACAATCACATACACCAAAAGACGACCAACTTTCAAGTCTTGTCCACTTGATTTGTGGTGTGTTTTTCTTTAATAATTTCCAAAGGTCAGATTCTTTTTTCACTCGTACGTTATGTATTCTAAAAGGGAAAAAATTGAAAGGGAATAACCCTCAAACTTTCAAATTTGAGGGTTATTAGTAGAGGTTTTTATTAAAGTTCTGCCTCAAAAGAACATTCTCCTTGCTTCATTACACACTCTAGAATTTGGTTTCCAAGTTCTAATCTTGCATACCACTCTAAAAGTTCTTTTGATTTTTCTTTTTTCAATCCTAGTTGATCTTCAATCATTTTATCATTGTATCCATTGTTATCTTTGAAGAACTTATCTAGTTTTTCTTTCCAAGTTCCCAACTCTTTTTCACATTCTTTAATCCCTTTTTTGATATCTTTTAGATGTTCATCTTTGGTAAAATGATAATTCAAAAATGTGTTTGGCTCTTCTCCTTTTGAACCAAAAAAATCTCCATCATCACTTGATTGAACTCCAAACCAAAATTTGCCTTCTATATCTCCATTATAGTATCTACCCATATTATTTACTCTCCTTTTGTTGTTGTGATTGTTCCATTATTAATCTTTGCATTTCTGCAAGTTCTCCAAAGGTGTGATCTAAAGTAATTTCTGCATTATCTCCAAATACATCTTTAAAAGATTTTTTAAAAGTTTCTATTGTGTTGTAGTCTTTATTTTTCATATTAGTCCATCCATCCATCATTATAAGAGGCTTGTATGTTATTTTCTGATAAATAACTTAAAGCATTTTTATAAGTTTTTTGTGCAGAAACATTTCCTTGAACCCAATTACAATTAACTACATTAATTGGTTTGGCAGATTTACAACGAGGTGCAACATACCAAATTGCAAGACCTTTTCCACCACAACAACTCCCTTCGTCTTTCTTTCCTTGTGAAACCCACTCTTGATACCATCTTGTTTCTCCCTCGTGAAAGATTGGTTTAAGATTTTCTAGATCTTTTTTTTCATAAGCATCCACAAAGTCGTGTGAACCTCTATAGTATTTTTCTATTGTTTTCATATTTATCCTTTCTGTTATCTATTTTTAATTATTTCTTTAGCTTTTTCAATATTTCTTTTGTCTTCCTCATTGTTAAAAAATGGCATTTTCTCCATCATTCTAACCCAAGTTCTTAGATCGTTTTTTGACCAATTATGAAAGTTCATAATTCTCCTTTTAGTTTGATTTATTAATTAACACTATTTTCTTAATACCAATTCCATTTTTATATGGAATTACTTTGTATGGGGTAGGACTTGAAAGCCCTACCTTAATTGCTTGTTCTATATATTCTTTCCAATTCATAATTCTCCTTTCTATTTTTAGTTAATACAAGATATACAATAGTTTTCATTCTTTTGTGATATCTCGTCCATTTTCATTGTTTCATTACACCCATGACAATTGCCTTTTGTAATAGGTGTAAGTTTTTTGATTATCTTAGGTAAAAGTTTTCTTGCAATAGGGTTTGGAAAATCACTCTCCTCTTTTTCTAGTTCTATATGTAAATCATCACTTAACCACTCTAATAAAAACTCTTGTTCTTTTTTAGTTAATTTCATTTTAATTATCTCCATGATTGTTGATTAAATTATTAAGATCAATAACTGATTGTCTTACTTTGTAAAACTTTTTATCTAAAAAGTTAGGATGATACCTATCCATAATTTTTTGATCAATATAAATTGAGAAAGTTTCAGAGTGTTTCAAAGGTATAGAATAGGCATTGCCATGAATTTTTCTAGAACCTCTTCCCAATACTCTTACTTTGTATCTTTTTTTATTCACAAACTTTCTAATAGATTTAATAAAATTTAAACCTTCCTCATTGTTTGGAACTTTGGAAAAATAGTGAACACAAACCTCGCCTAAACTATTTTTTCTTTCTTTCTTTTTAATTGTCGTACAATTTTTAACAACTTTTTCTATTGTCTCAAATGGTATTGTTTCTAGTTTTGGGTATTCCATTATATTCTATCCTTTCTATATAGTTTATTTGCTTTTACTTTTTGTTGCTCATCAAGTTGTAATTTATTTCCCAACTTTAATAATTGTTCTGCGTATTCAAATGGAAAATATTTATACTTTCCATAATCATCTCTATCTAAAGACCTAATTTCTAGTTTAATTAAATCTCTCAATATGCATTTTTCTTTTGTGCTTAACCATTGTCTCATATTATTTCTCCTTTTCTATTTTATTAGTAATTGAAATTAAAATTTTAATTTCTGATTTAATTTCTTTTTCTATTTCTATGTTTCTATTAGACCATCTTCTTAAATCTTTTTTCCTATCATCTAGGTCACCATCTCTAAGATTAAATAATAAATAGTCTTTTTCTTTTTTAGTTAGTTTCATTATTTCTCCTTTCTTTTTCTTGCCCAACTGCCAAAAAAATATTTACCATTATCTTTAATGATACTTTCTTTGATACAAGAATATTTATTAACCATATATTTACTGCAAGACCAACACAAAGATAATTTTACTAATTTTCTATTTGGGTCTAATTGTCTTTTAATGTAATTCATTAAATGTTTCTTATCTCTAAGGGCAATTTTCCAAATATGCTTTATATCAAAAATCTCTTGTTGTTCATTATATTGATCAAGATAAAAAGTTGCGATTACATTTACACTTATATTTTTTTCAAACTCTCTCATTATTTTCCTCCCATTATTTTAGTGAACATATCTTCTGCATTTTCAGATATTTTTTTTCCTTTGTACATAACTCCCTCGCTTTGCTCTTTTTTAATTATTCTATTCATTTTATTTTTTAACATTCTAAATGCTCTAATTTTAAAATCATCATTCATAAGCCATAAAACTTCAGTTAATATTTGAGATTTAATTTCAATATTTTCAATATCAAAAAATAGTTTATCTATTTCAGTTACATTTTTTTTAGTCTCGTTGTAGTCCATATTATTCTCCTTTATTTTTTTAATTTAAATTACATCTATTGTATTTTAAAATCAAGCCATTATATGGGAAGATGTGATAATTAAACAGAAAGGTAAAAAATGACTACAAATTGGCAAAAGTTAGTAAATAAACATCTAGTAGGAAGAAAAATAGTAAAAGTAGAGTGGTTAAGCCCAAAGAAAACTGAAGAAATTTTTGGGTGGACGCAACAACCTTGTGAAATCTATTTGGATGATGGACTTATATTAACTCCTCGTAGTGATGACGAGGGAAATGAAAGTGGTGCAATAGGAACCAATATTAAAGAACTCCCAATAATTCCAACTTTTAGAGAATAAAAATAATACAACTTTAAGTTGTTAGGACCAAAATAAAATAAAATAAAATATAGAACACAAGCGAGAACATGCGAGATATAGGTCCAATACAGCTCATTTTAAGTTGCAAGCGAACCTAACCGAACCCAAGCGACCACAGGCGACCACAAGCGAACCCAAGCGACCCTCTACATCCCTCTACATCCCTCTACATCCCATTTACAGGCGATATATTGACTTGTACGGAAAGTTACGGTATATTTTCAAACACATGTCAGAATCAGATATTATAGGTAAAAACGGACGTAGGCTCAAAGAACGTCAGATTAAATTTGCAGAATTACTAGTATACAATGAGGGAAGATTATCACCCGCAGAGTGTGCTAAACAGGCAGGCTATGAAACAAGATGTAGACAAGCTGCATCAGAGTTAAGAAACCCCAAAATAGCCCCATTAGTTGTAAGATATATAAATGAATTGAGAGCAGAGGTTCAAGAAAAATATGGAATTACTTTTGAAAGACATTTAGGTGAACTTGCAAAGTTGAGAGATAGTTCAGCTAAAAAAGGTGCGTGGAGTGCGGCTATTAATGCAGAAATAGCTAGAGGTAAAGCTGGTGGGTTGTACGTGGATCAGAAATTAGTTATGACAGGAAATTTAGACAATATGAGTGAAGATGAGCTGCAAGCTAAAATGAAACAAATCCTAGAGGATCACAAAAGTATAATCAATATTACCCCAGAAGAGCCAATTGAAGAAGAATTAGAAGAAGAATCAGACCTTGATAGTGATTTAATTCAAGATTAATTTTACTCCAGGATTTACTTGGTAGTTTTTTTAATAGACTTAACCAATTTGTTTTTACTAGATACATTTTCATTTGTTATTCCTTGTGAGTTAGGTCCTTTGACCGGTGGTATTTGATCCCATTTAACATTAGGCATATTTTTAGTTAAAGTTGGATTAAATATTTTATTAAAGTTTTTTGCATAAAGATCATTAGTAGGTCTTGATCTTCCATCATAATTAAATTTTTTAGACATTTATTTTTTCCATTTTTATTATACACCCTTTTGGGAAAACATTCCTATCAGAAAACAATTCATCGTTCTCCTCATAGCTTGCAAACGTTCTGACATTTTTTTTATCTTTGTTCAATAAATATGCATGCGTTACCATTATAGATGGCATGAAACCAGTTGCAACATGTAAATCTGCATGGCCACTGTCACCTGTGATATCAACCCACGTCAGTTTATAGAAATAATATCTTTTGTTTTTAATTACAACGTGTTTGTATTTTGATTTTTTTGGAGTTCTATTTTTCATGAGCCTCATTTATACATGGAATCCTCCTTGTGTATAGGGAGATTTTTAGGCAAAAAAAGTTTTTTTAAAAAACAAAAAAGTCTTTTCACGCCGAGTACATAATTGACATTGTGTCACAGCTAATCAATTAAACCAATGAAATTAATACTTATTTGACTATTAAAGTATTCTATTTTTGCATACAATAAACCTATTTTTAGACCTTGCCACGGTAGAATCGTTTACTATTCAACAGTACCAACAACCTTGCCATGCGTTGCCATGCAAAACACCCTACCCTGGCAAGCTTATTAGTCAATAATACCAATGATTTTAATCGATTTTAGGTGCCCTTGCCGCCTTGCCACGAGGTAAAATGAAATCAAAACAAAAAACTTTTTACTCCAGAATCTCCCTTACACCGTGGCAAGCTAGATAAGAATCATTCTAATCTCTGAACTTACGAGTTCCTTTGGAAATAATCTTCCCGATTCCCGATCCGTGCAGCTCTATCGTTGCATAGGGTTTCCAGCTCTTTGATATGAGATTCAACTCTAAGATAAGATTAGTCCATTGCTTCGGGGTTATATCTTTACTACTAATTGTTATTTTTTTCATAATTTTTATAGGGCTTCCACTCTCGCTTCCACCCTAGTTCTAAAGAACAAGTTAACTTTGTTTATAAGTAATAGATTTAAATCTCCCTAAACTTTCGGCCTTAAGAACTATTCTTGCAGGCTCGGGTGAGTTGATCAATCTATTTTCTTGTAATTCTACTTTTCTAATTTCTTCTAAATGTCCATCTTGTGTTTCAATATAAATTGGACAGTCAGAAATAATAGTGCCTTTTTCATTATCAGTAAATTTTCCAAGTATTTGTTGTAAATCTCTTAATCTCATTTTATCTCCGTTGCGTATTGTTTAACAAGTTGATACCATTTATCCGTCCAAATTTTTTTCATATCTAAATTTGGTGCTTTGTTAACTGCATTTGCTAACGCATTTAATTTCTTCATTTTATAATCCATTTCGTTCCTCAATTTCCATCATTTCTTTTTGTTTATAATATTGACCTACCTTCTTTAACCAAAGATATTTATATTGTCTATATTCTTCACCTTGAATAACAAATTCTTGATAATAATTATCTTTAGAACACATCATAATAACTGCCTTATTAATCTGTGTTTTATGCATAAAATCATGTGCCATTCCATAAGCTGCAAGTTGAATACAATAATCCTCGATCCACTCTCGTTGTTTAGGCTTATTGGTCTGTTTAAAGTCAATAATAGCCATTTCTCCCTTATGTAGCCCTACAAGGTCCGTAGCCCCTGCGTAAAGACCAGGATAAAAAAGAGTACACTCGAGCCCATAATATTCAGAAACATTACACAGACCTTGCTCTATCACTCTAACGGCCATATTATGAGCCTGTTGACCCACCGTAGTTAAATCTAAATAACCAGAGGAATCTATGTACTTTTCTAATATTTTGTGCATAGCCGTACCACGGTTCGCAGCTTCATTCATAATCTTTGTTGCCGTCTCCTCTCCGACACGATTACGCCAAGATTGCAATCCTGCCTCTTTTTCTGGAGATTGAGTAAGAGATAATATAGTTGTAACACTTGGTAACTTTTCTTTATCGTTGATATTATAATGACGTTTGCCGTTTATCGCTTCACGCATCGATTTCGGATATATATATTTATTATTATGTTTCATATTTTTCTCCTTCTATTTATTAATGTAATGTTTCTCTAAGAAAATCAAAAGGCCATATTGTATCATCAACAACACTTTCTTTATCCTCTATATCTGCTGTCATAAATTTAGTAAATTTTTTAAATTCCCTTAATGACATTCCTTTTATTCCTGGATATTGATCATCCTCCATTTTTTTTTTAACTTTTTTCCATTCTTGTGTTGTAAAAGTTTTAAGGAGTGATGGTACGTTTATTTTTTTCATATTTTTCTCCTTCTCCCAAAAATTGTTCTCCAACACCAAGATCTTATTATTGAGATACAAGTAAAAATTACGGCGATATGAAAACTTTCTAACACCGTAGGATATAATCCAAAAAATGGAAATATAAATAACTGTATCATTGTCGATAGTATTAAACCACTACCGACATCAATACATGTTTCAAATAAATTTCTCATTAAAAAGGAATTCCTTTTTCTGCTTTAATTAAAGCATATCCTATTTCTTCGACGATTTGCGGGACGATAGAATTGCCCAATCCTTTAAGACGGTATACTCTTCCGGGTACCCCATGAGCCACTCGACCCACGTTGGGTTCAACGCTCCACCACCCTTGATCCACCC